GTATGTTAGTAAATAAAAAAGGGGGAAATTAATCCCCCAATTCATTAATAAACGTTGTTGTTACCACTACGTCTATTGTTCTTGATTCTTTGAATCATATCATACGCGACACCAGTCATGTTAGTCTTTCTTACATTGCCACGTCTATCTCTTGTTACTACTACTTGCACACCATTAGCTTTGATGTCTTCAAGTAGTTTAACCTCAGCGTCATCAGCTGCAGACATAACAGGATCATCACTGTCTATTCTATCAGACTGTGTTGGTGTTGTCAATGCTTTACTGATAGCATCACTTACAATCCTGCTCACGTCAGCGATTGTAGCTGTAGGACTATGTCCTGTTTCATGTTGTACTTCTGTATTAATAGATTCCATTGTTATCTCCTATGTTAAATGAAAAAATAAAATCAAAAAAATATAAAAAATTTGAAATCAAAAATAACGTAAATACGTTATGGAAAAACCCCCGATAGGGGGGGTATATGTATAAAAAGACCACATACCAAAATGCTACAATTTTTAAAACCTCTTGCAATTGTAATATTTGCAATATTATATTATACACATCAGTAATTGATTAATTTCAATTATCACCCTTGAAGGCCTAACAAGCAAGTAGAGGGTCAGACGTTGGGTTGCCTCCTCATATAGAGATTTGGTTTGTCCCCGATAACTGATAAAAATTGCTTTGATATAAACTAGAGTATGGGAGAATATTACTGGCTCTGTGTGAAATTTAAAGTTAAAGTAAAAAAAAACTTTAGGTTTTCTCAGGGGTTAGGAGTATCCGATATGAAAAAAGAATATACATTAAAAATTATATATGATCCGACAAATGATGAGATAGATCATTTATCAGAACATATTGATGAGAATATAAATTATATGATAGAAATAAATGGTAGAGACATTCCCATTAGTAATGAGATGGGTGATTTTATGCTAGAACATTGTTCTGGTGAAGAGATTGGAATAAGCTAATCTAAACCCTTAGCGGGTTTAGGGTTATTATGAGATATTATAAAGTAAATAAAATAGAGCATACAGTTTTTGATAATACTGATGAACTACCTAATAGTATATATTACAAAGACAATTGGAGAAAAGGTTCTATTGGTGATTGGGTTTTAGCTGATGATGGTTGTGTAATTCAGATATTACGAGAAGGTACAATGTTAAAACCTAAAGGTAAGAATAAAGAACAAAGATATATAGGCACATGTACAGGTACATTTATTGTGTCAGAAAAAACAAAGTTTGATACATCTAGACGAATTAATATATATAGTTTAGGTGGACATATAGAAAGAAACCAATTATTAGAAGATAGAGAAAATCTATCTAGTAAAGAACATTTATTTGTTCAGTATATGGCATCTGGTATGGACCCACGCCAAGCGTATTTAAAGGCGTTTCCTACCAAGAATCCAAATTACGCAGGAATGCGTGCTGGACAACTTGTAAAAACAACAAGGGTTAAAACAGCTATGAAAGAAGAGTTAAAGCCAGTATTAGAAGAATTAGGTATAAATGAGACTAGTATTTTAAAAACAATAAATACTATTGCTATGTCTTCTGAAAAAGATGAAACAAAACTAAAAGCATTATTTAAACTTGCAGATATAATGGACTTAGAAGATAAAAATAAAACACAGGTTACACAGTTAACAGGTGCAGTTTTCCAAGGTTTTAGCAAGGACAAAATATTAGAAGCGGAAAGACCAAAGGAGATAAAATGAAATTTATGGATAAATTAGTAGACATGATTAAAGGTTCAGAAGAGCAAGACTTTAATTTTGAAACTTATGGTAGAGGCGAATCAAGAGAAGTTTTTGATTATGGTGAACAAAAAGGTGAGTCTATGGAAGTAGATCAAATGGACTTTGATAGAAACAGACCACCTAACCCAGGTGATTTAGGAGAAGATATAGAACCTTTAGTAATGGATGCTGATGGAAAACCTATGAAAGAAGATGTACCAGCATTTTCAGCTAAAGGTATATTAGATGGTGTATTCGGAGAAGGTACTCATCAAACACTAAAAGAGCTAGGTGATGAATATGGTGATGATGCTATTGCATTTGCATTAGGTAATGCGTTAGGAAGAAGAATGCTTACTAAGTATACACCTTCTACTAGAAGAATGCTTGACCCAAATGAAATATCAAGAAGATTGATTAATGAAGCTGTTGGTTTAAAAAAATATAGATTTAGACAGCCAATGACTAGACCTCAATTGTCAGCAGGTAGTATGCCAAGTAAAAAAGAAATTTTTAATCCACAACCTGATCCTAATATGAATGCTTTAGAAATGAGAAAGCTTATGAATTACCCTAGAGAAAAAGGTTTTAAAAGAATGGCTATTGGTGTCAAACAAAATTTACCTGTTAAATAATGAGTGACTTAAATAAAATATTTCAGAAAGTAATTGAAATAGATGAACGAAAAAACAATAGTTTATCTAATGTTACTAAATCACTTATGGATTTAGAAATAGGTGAAATGGCAAGACAAGCAGCTGAAAGAGATATGTTTCCTGAAAGAGATGATTTAACACCTGTTAATATGTCTAATGAAAATTTTGAAGAAAAAACTTTTGATAATGATGTTAATGCAGGTTTAAAACTATTAGCTTCTGGTTATACTCCAGAAGAAGCTTTTTATGATTTAGAAAGAATAAATGATGGTTGGAGAGCGTTAGGTGGTGATAGGGTAGCAAATGCAGTTTATGCAGTACTAAGTGATACTGATACTATGGCAGCTGCTCGTAACAATGCAGAGTACAGAGGTGGTTGGGATGAAAGTACTGGTAAACCTATATTTGTGTATCCGCAATCAGAAATGTAATGGCAAATATAAATTCTAGAAATGTAAGCCAAGCAGAAGAAGAGTTACAACTAGCTCACAAAGATTTAATTGCATTTGGTAAATTATTTTTACATGAAGATTTTATGAGGAGTGAAACTCCCTTTTTTCATTATGAAGTTGCAGATGCATTAGGCAATAATGATTATAGACAGTTAGCAGTTATATTACCAAGAGGACATGGCAAGACTGTATTAACTAAATGTAATATTTTACATGATTTTGTTTTTGCAACTGAACCTTTATTTTATGGTTGGGTTGCAGCTAGTAGCAAAATATCAGTGCCTAACTTAGATTATATTAAATATCATTTAGAATTTAATGAAAGAATCAAATATTACTTTGGAGATTTAAAAGGTAGAAAATGGACAGAAGATGATATCGAGCTTAAAAACAATTGCAAACTTATTAGCAAGTCCAATCTATCTGGTATTCGTGGTGGTGCTAAGCTTCATAAGCGTTATGATCTTATTGTACTTGATGATTTTGAAGATGAGAATAACACAATTACATCAGAGAGTAGAGCCAAAATATCCAACCTCGTTACTGCTGTCGTCTTTCCTGCACTCGAACCGAAAACAGGTAGGTTAAGAATAAATGGAACACCAGTACATTTTGATTCTTTTATACAAAAAATATTAGTAGGATATGAACAAGCTAATAAAGAAAAAGAAGATTATAGTTGGAAAGTTATAACATATAAAGCTTTACAAAATGATGGAACACCTTTATGGCCTTCTTGGTTTGGTCATAAAGAAATGGAAAGAAAAAAGAAGTTTTACCAAGATAGTGGTACGCCACAAAAGTTTTATCAAGAGTACATGATGGAGGTACAAAGTGAAGAAGATTCAATATTTACTAGAGACCATATTAAATTTTGGGATGGACAGTTTACAAAAGATAAAGAATCTGATATTACGTATATTATCCCTAATGGCGATGATCCAAAACCATGTAGTATTTATGTCGGGGTTGACCCAGCAACAGATTCAGCTAGGCGTAATTCTGATTATAGCGTCATTATTGCTGTTGCTGTAACACCTGATAATAATATATATGTTCTTGATTATGTAAGAAATAGAACACTGCCTGTAATAGGAATACCAGGTATGAATCAAAAAGGTATAGTAGATTATATGTTTGATTATGCAAAATTTTATAAACCTACTTTATTTACAGTAGAAGATACTACTATGAGTAAGCCAGTGTTTCAAGCTATAAGAGCAGAAATGCGTAGAAGGAATGAATTTATAATACCTTTTAAAGAAGAAAAGCCTGGCAACAGAATGAGTAAAAGAGATAGAATACAAGAAATATTAGCACAACGTTTTTCTGTTGGGCAAGTGCACATTAAAAAAGAACACTACGATTTGCACAGAGAGATAGCAACATTTGGGCCACGTATGGCTCATGATGATACAATAGATGCTTTAGCTTATGCATGTAAGTATGCATATCCACCACAAGGTATGAAATCAGATAGAAGTGGTTGGAAGAAACATAAACCTAAAGCTAAAAACTGGGTAACAGCGTAGGAGAAGAAATGGCAAAGACACCAGCATGGCAAAGAAAAGAAGGTAAGAATCCTAGTGGAGGTTTGAATAGAAAAGGTATAGCATCTTATAGAGCTGCTAATCCTGGGTCTAAGCTATCTATGGCTGTGACTGAAAAAAAACCTAAAGGCAAAAGAGCTAGTAGAAGGAAATCATTTTGTGCAAGAATGTGCGGTATGAAAAAGAAACTAACTGGAAGTAAAACAGCTAATGATAGAAATTCAAGAATTAATAAAGCATTACGTAAATGGAATTGCAGATGCAGTTAGATGATATAATTAAAACATTAATTGAAGATTGGCTTATAGAAGATGTCAAAGATGATATTGATTTAAACATAGAAGATAAATGGGTTAAACCAGGAGAATAAATGGCTACAAAAATAAATAAAAGAGTAAGTGAAATTAGACAATTGTATAATCTTGCAAATAGTTGGACAAGAAAACAATGGGAAAATATAAACCAAAAAGGTTATGAGTTTGCACACGATGAACAATTAACTTACGAAGAAAAGAAAAGTTTAGAAGAACAAGGAATGCCTACATTTACAATAAACAGAATATTACCTGTTGTTGAAATGTTAAATTTTTATGCTACAGCTAACAACCCTAGATGGCAAGCTGTAGGTACAGAAGGTTCTGATGTAGATGTAGCCGCTGCTTTATCAGATCTATCTGATTATGTTTGGAATAATTCTAATGGTAGTAGTCTTTATAACAATGCTATTAATGATTGTGTTACAAAAGGTATAGGTTATATGCTTGTAACTGTAGACAAAGATGCAGACAATGGTTTAGGTGAAGTAGTATTACAACAACCAGAACCATTTGATTTGTATGTAGATCCTAAATCTAGAGATATGTTGTTTACTGATGCTTCATTTATTATGATTAGAAAGTTACTTCCTAAATCTCATTTAATGAAAATATTCCCTGATCACAAAAGAAAGATAGCAAATGCTAGTAGTGATGAAGGGCAACAACGTACATATTCTGCTAGAGCATTAGGAGATGATGATCAAAAACTATTTGCTTTTAATGATAGTACTGAACAAACTAGTTATGGTATAGAACCTGATGGTGAGATGGATTTAGTTGCTGAGTATTTTGAAATATATGAAAAAGTAAAAGTATCTTATATAAATCTATTTTACAGGATACCTCCCAATGAAGAAATGTTGCAATCAATACGAGAGCAAGCTGAAGTAGCTGTAAAAGAAAAACAAGCTGAAATGCAAGTTGAATTTATAGAGCAGCAAAAAGTAATGCAAGAAGCTGTTGAGTCTGGTAAAATGCTACCAGAAAGATACCAGCTTGAAATTAAAAAAGTACAAGATATGATGGCTCAACAGATTCAAGTTATGCAACAACAAATTATAAGTCAGTTACAACAAGAAGCTTCTAAAGTTGAAAATACTATTGTATCTGAAAAAGAGTTTAAAAAACTTATGCAAGTAGAAGCTATCTCAGAAAATGTGATAGATAAAGTACAGTTCTATAGCACAAGAATTAAACAGACATGTTGTGTTGGTGATAAAATTATATATGAGTTTATTCTGCCAGAAACAGTTACTGAATATCCTGTTATACCATTTCATTATAAATGGACAGGTACACCATTTCCTATGAGTGCTGTTGCACCACTTATTGGTAAACAACAAGAGATTAACAAGGCACATCAACTTATGGTTCATAATGCATCGTTAGGTAGTAGCTTAAGATGGATGTATGAAGAAGGTTCTATTGATGCTGAAACTTGGGAAAAATATTCAAGTTCACCAGGTGCATTGTTACCTATTAGACCTGGAGTGACAGCTCCTACTGCAGTGCAACCTGCTCCTTTATCTAATGCATTCTTTACAATAGTACAACAAAGTAAAAGTGATATGGAGTATTTAGCTGGTATATATAGCTCAATGATGGGTGATACTAGAGGTGCAAGTGAAACATATAGAGGTATGCTTGCACTTGATGAGTATGGAACTCGTAGAATAAAACAATGGATGAATACATCTATTGAACCAGCTTTAAGACAGTTAGGTATAGTATGCTTACAATTTTGTCAAGCAACATATACAGCTAATAAAAGATTTAGAATAATACAACCTAATGCTATACAAGAAGGAAAAGATCAAGAAATAAACATTCCTATCTATAATGATATGGGTGAAGCAATAGGTAAAAGTATGGATATATCATCTATGAAATATGATGTAAGAATTTTATCTGGTTCTACATTACCAATAAATAGATGGGCATACTTAGAAGAATTAAAACAATTAATGAGCATGGGTGTTATAGATGATGTAGCAGTCCTTGCTGAAACAGATATTAGGAATAAAGAAAAGATTGTTCAACGTAAGTCTTTATATTCTCAATTACAAGGTCAGATACAATCTTTATCACAAGCAATAAAAGATAAAGAAGGAACAATAGAAACATTAGAAAGACAACTTGTTCAAGCTGGTATTAAAGGAAAAGTAATGCAAGCTGATGTTGAAATAAACAAAAAGAAAGAACAAGTAAAAGCTAGTATGGAAAAAGAAAGTTCAAGAAATGAAGCAAAACTAAAAGTACTTTCTAATGTATTAGCCAATAATGTTGATTCTGTATCTAATGAAATGATCCGAAATGCACGAGCAATGGAGAGAGAAATTAGTCAAAATACAGAAAATAATAAAAAAAGCTTGGAAATGACATCTGAAAATGAATAAACTATAAACTAGAAAAAAGGAGTAATTATGAAAGACAACCAAGGTAACCCTGAAATAGGAATGCAAGCTGATAATTTTGATGAAGCTTCAACAAATCCTATGGACTCAGGCTCTGAGGACTTTTTTAATGAACTTGAAAGCCAAGTAAATGGCGGAATAACAGACACTGAGGCAACCCAAAGTCAAGAAGTGGCCCCTAAACAGGTAACCCACGCTAATAAAGACGATGGCTCCAAGAATGTGGCACAGTCGAATAATCGCACAGACTGGGAAAAAAGATATGCTGATAGTAGCAGAGAAGCGGTTAAATGGCGTGATAGATACAAACAAGTTGAACAGTTTGTACCTGTCTTAGATGCTATGAAAAATGATAGTGGACTTGTAGAACATGTTCGTAATTATTTGACACAAGGTGGAGCACCTGCAAAATCTATTCAAGAACAACTAGGTCTTGATGAAGATTTTATTTTTGATCAACAAGAAGCAATTACAGACCCTGATTCTGATAGTGCTAAATTAATGAATGCTCACGTTGACGGTTTAGTCCAACAAAGAGTAGGTCAGTTAGTAAGTCAAGAACAACAAAGGTCTTTAGAAGTAGCTGCTCAAAAAGAAAGGCAATCAGAAGAAATTGCATTTAAAAAGAAACATAATATGACTGAAGAGCAATTTGCTGATTTTAAAGCAAGAGCACAACAACATACTATGACTTTAGACGATGTAAACTTTATTTTAAATAAAGATAAAACTGCTGCTAATGTTGCTCAGAATACACAAAAAGAAATGCTCAACCAAATGAAAAATGTACGTAATATGCCTACATCTGCTAGTGGAGCTAACAGTCAAGGTGAAAAAGTTTCTGAAGATGGAAATGTCTTCAAAAGCATTTTAGGCTTTGACAGTAGCGTAGATAACTTGTTTGGGTAGATAATTTTTTACTCTATCCGAACTTAATTTAAAACGTTAAGGAGATAAAATGGCGGATAGTAATATTATAGGCGGTAACGCTTTATATTCTGATCAAGATCATAGTGCTCTGACTGGAGGGCAGTCTACAATTAATACTGGTGCGTTACGTAGAAAGTATAATTTTGGTGACTACATTTCAGAATTAGCACTCGCTCAGGATCCATTTTTTAGATTCGTGAGCATGGTTTCAAAAAAACCAACAGATGACCCTACATTCAAATTTACTGAACAAAGATCATCTTACTCAAAAAGATATGCATACATAGCGGCTTATAGTGAAGCTGCTTTAGCAGTTCCAGCAACTGATCCAGCAGCTGATGCTGATACAGGTGCTGCAGCAAGTGCAGGTTCAAGTGTGTATACTTTTAAATTTCATACTGATTATAATCATGAGGGTAATCTTCAAAATATAGTTGGTCAAACATGTAAGTATTATGCAGGTGTTGCAGGTACACAACCTAAATTCTTTATACCAGGACAAATTATTAAAGTCCCTATTAATGATGGTGGTGGTGCAGCTTTTACAGCAGCTTCGAATGATGCATATACTTTATGGAAAATAAACACTGTAGACTTAGATACAGCTAATTATGCAATAGTAAATGCTACATGCGTAAAAGGTTCTTCAGCTGTATTTACATTACCTGGTGGTTCTGATGTTGTAGGTTCTTCAATAGCTGCAAAATCTCAAGAAGATCTTGAACCATTCAAATGTTATGTAGTTGGTACAGCATTTGGTGTAGGTTCTGGTTATCCAGAAACTTGGGAAGATCAACCTTATAGTACTTCACATGGGCAAACTCAAATATTCAAAACTTCTGCAGTTATGAATAATACTGATAGAGCTACTGTGTTAAAGTACGAAGGTAATGAGTGGGCTCGTATTTGGAAAACTAAATTAATGGAGCATAAATTTGATATTGAGCAAGCAATGTTGTTTGGTACTCAAGCTACTACAGGTGGCGTGAATACTACACAAGGTGCTGTTGACTTTATTTCAACTTATGGTAACTCTTTTAATTTAGATCCTGCAGTTAAATCTCAAGATTCTTTCTTAGAAGACTTGTCAGCAATGTTAGACCCAAGATATAATAATGCTGGTTCAACTGTATTTTTCTGTTCTACAGCAATTTACAATTGGCTACATAAATTATCTGGATACTTTGCTAATAATTTAGGTACAGTTATACCAGGTAATGGAGCTTCTGCCCCATCATCATTAAATGCGGGTACTGATGCAGCAAATGCTACAGCTAGTTTTGCTATGAGTGATAAGAAAAAAGTATTTGGTGTAGATATTACAACCATTTCAACAATATATGGTGACATGAATGTGGCTAGAAATATCCACCTTGATGGTACTAATGTTAAAATGTTAGGTATCAACATGAAATATTGTGCTTATAGACCATTAGTTGGTAATGGTATCAATAGAGATACTTCAGTCTACGTAGGTGTACAAACACTAGAAAACTCTGGGGTCGACAGAAGAGTAGATCAAATATTAACAGAAGCGGGAATGGAATGGTGTTGTCCTGAAACTCACGCTATCTGGGTATAGGAGGATATATAAATGGGTATACCTTTATATGGACAAAATGGAGCTGGTGGTAATCTTGACCAATTAGCTCCTTCTGGAGTTAGATGCATACCAGCATCTTCTAAAACTCTTACTGCTGCTGATAGCGGCACTATATTTGTATGTGGAAGTGGAGGAGCTAGTGATTTTGTTCTTCCTTCAGCTTCTGTAGAAAATATAGGCGTTACTTACAAGTTTGTTTGGACTGCGGCTGAAAATGACGCTATTACAATAACAACAGCTGATACAACAGATAGTACTGGCGACATGTTTGTCGGTGGTATTTTATCTTGTAATGCTGCTGCTGTTAATACAATAGCTCAATTTGCTGCAGATAAGTGCAAACTAACTTTTGATGATAATGTTGCAAATACTGGTGGTGGACCAGGTACATGGGTAGAACTTGTCTGTGTATCAAAATCTAACTGGTTTGTTAACGGTATCCTTGAAGGTGATTCTGATGCTGATGGTGTTGGAAGTGCTATTGCAAGTGATGTGGACTAGTTTTAAATAACTAAGAAAATAATCTGCCCCTCAAGATTGTGTTCTCTCTTGGGGGGTAGAATTAAGGAGTTCTATGGCAAGAGGTAAAAAATCAACAGTAAATAAAGCAGGTAATTATACAAAGCCTACTATGAGAAAAAATTTATTCAATAGAATTAAATCTGGTAGTAAAGGTGGACCAGCAGGTGTATGGTCAGCTAGAAAAGCACAAATGTTAGCAAAACAATATAAAGCTAAAGGTGGTGGTTATAAATAATGGCTTTAAAAAAATCACAACAATCTTTAAAGAATTGGACAGCTCAAAAATGGGGCTATATTACAAAAGGTGATGAAAAAAAACCTAAATCTGAAAGAGGTAGATATTTACCAAAATCAGTTAGATCTAGTTTAACAGCTGGTCAAAAAGCTGCAGAAAACAAAAAGAAAAGAAAAGCTACTAAATCTGGTAAAGTTTCTGCAAAGTATTCTAAAAATGTAGCTAAAAAAGTAAGAAATGCATAGGTAGGTAAAAGATTATGATGGATAAAAAAACAGGTATGAATAAAAAGAGCTTTGATGATAGCTTTAAAAAATATAAAAAATTTATGAAACCTGCATACGACATGGCTATGACAGAAAAAAATCAAAGTTCAGCTATGAAAAAAATGGCAAATAAAACACTTAAAGGTAGTATGACAAAAAATAACAAAAAGGTTAAATATTAATGGCTACTTTTGAAGCAAGAGTTGAAGCAATTACTGGACTAGATATTGATGGAAGTAGTGTTCCTTCACAAGATGATGTAACAGAATTTTTAAAAGATGCTGTAAATGAATACACTAATATACATATAAATGCAAGACCAGCTGATGCTGAGTATTTTATAAGAGAATCTGCATTATCAGATACACAGGCTGCATTAAGTGCAGATAGTGGAAAAATAATATCTGTTGTAAGAGAATCTGGTACAGCACTTGATTATAGAGAAGCAAGACAAATAAAACAAGGTAGCCAGTCAAGAGTTACTGATGAAAGTTCTTTAGAGTTTGCTTCTAAATTTAATCCAGCTTACATGGTTACAGATGATGGTGCAGTACATATTTTTCCTGCTCCAGGAGCTAATCCTAATAGATATAAAATATACTATATTAATGGAACGCCTACTGATAGCAGTGGTGCATCTTTACTTTATAGCCATTCTGCTATTAAATATTTTCCTGAAGATGCTGTATCAATAGTTATTCTGTATACAGCTATTAAATGTATAGAAGTTAAGTTATCTGTACAATCTTTACAAGAAGAGGACCAAGAATTAGTTTCAGCTTTAGTTCCATTATTAAATAGTTTAAAAGAAGATTATAAATTAGCATTATCATCAATTATACCGCAGAGAGGACAAGAATAATGACAGTACAAGAAATTATGGAAAGAACTGGTATTGATCAAACTGGTAGAGCAATAGCTTATATAAAAGATGCTTTAGATGAGTTGAATTTAATATCTGAAACACATACAAGAGTAGTAAAAATTGATGTAGAAGAAGATAAAAGATTTTATAAATTACCTAACGATATGGTAAAACTAACAGATATAAGATGTAAAGACCATGATAATGATGATGGAACTTATAGATCTATACCAAGAGCAGTTTATGAACCAGCTATAAAGGATACAGATGGCATCTAAATATTATGCATATTATTTAAAAGGTAACAAAGTTGCTGTAGTACAAAAAGATACAACTGATACTTCAGCTATAGACTATGGTAGATATAAAAGTCCAACTGAATCAGTTGTTGATGGTTTAGAAGTAGAGTACAGTTATTCACCTTGGTACAATTTTAATGCCTCAGGTTCAATTGTAAATGATAATGTTTTTAGATTTTTAGGATATGGTTCAAATGGTGAAAATCTTGTATTATTTACTTATGGAGCAAGTGGTGTAGTAGATTTAAGTTCTAAATTTTCACCTGGCGATTACGTTTATGTTAATAAAGGGCCTTTTGCTGGTATACATCAGTTAAGTGATAAAGCTATTTCAGAAGAAGGTGGAGCATATGGTGTTTTAGCTACAAAAACTAAATTTAATCCACAAGATGCAATTTTAACTAAGTTAAGAGATTCAGCAGATAGTGGTGCTTCTACTCAAATAAGCTTTTTTGCAGATGAAACAATATCTTTTGGTTCAAATTTTAACGATACTATTAATGATTATAGGTCAAGCTTTTTAAATAACTCTTCTGCTGATAACTACATTTACATTCATAATCATCCTGGTGATGGTGCTAGTGATATTAGTACTGCTAATACTGGTCTTTGGTCTTTAGATAATTCATACACAACAGCTGATAAGTTAGAAGTAGTAAATAAATATACGTTAAACGATGGAACTCTTGTTGAAACAGCTGGCGGAATGACTAATGATACTAGTAATAATGGATGGGTAATGTATAGAGCTTTTAAAAGAGAGTTTACATTATATAAACTTGATGCAATGCAAGATGAATCTTTTGAATTAGATTTAACAAGATACCAATGTAATGCTGTAGTATATTATGTTAAAGCAAAAATGGCAGAAGATTTAAGAGATATTGATGGTAAAGAATATTATATGAGAGAATTTAAAAAGTGTGTAGAAAAAGAAAGATCAGGAAGAAAAAGGGGCCCTTACATAATGCAAGGTAGCTCAGTAATGAAAAATTATTAATTAACAAACAAGCTCATTCATGCACAGCCAGTGCTTAGAGCAGGAGGTAAATATGGCAAAAGGATACGGATTAAACTATTATACAGTTCAAGAATCTAACAATGCAAAAATAGGTCAAGCTGGTTTTAAAGAATTAACAGCAGCAGGAAATACTGGTGATGGTAATTTTGTAGCATTTCAAGTTACAGGTGCAGCTGCTGCTGATGTAGCTACTGTAGCTGCAACAACTCATACTGGAGATGATTTAACAGCTACTCCATTTCTTGCAGGAAGTATAGTTTATGGTCCATTTAAAAAAATAACAATGAGTTCTCCAACAGATGCTGATGTTCATGTTATTTGTTACTACGGATAGGAGATAAAATGGACTTAATAGAAAGTATTAAAAAACACGAAGGTTATGTAGGAATAGTCTATAAAGATAGTCTTGGTATAGATACTATTGGATATGGTTTTGCAATCAAGGACTTAGAACTAGATAAAGATATATGTGATATTATATTAGAGAGAAAACTAAAAGATTTAGAATCTAGAATAAAACTTAAATTTGGATGGTATCCATTTATGCCTAAAACAATTCAAAATGTTGTTATGGAAATGTGTTATCAACTAGGTGTAACAGGTTTTTCTAAATTCGTAAAAACAATTACATATTTAAAAGATAAAGATTTTAAAAGTGCTTCTGTAGAAATGTTAGATAGTAAATGGGCTAAACAAACACCTAATAGAGCAAAAGAGATGAGTGAAATAGTAGGAGGTGTATCATAATGGACGTAGATAGCCTTAAATCAGCAATAATTGGCTCAGGAGGGCTAAGTGTCCAGTATATGGATTTCTTGCCTGAAATGATACGTTTAGGCGTTGGTTTGATTACTATAGTATACTTTGCATATAAAATTGCTTTAATTAGAAAAGAGCTTAAAAAATAATTATGAAACTAAAAAGGAACTTAATATGGATAATGGAGTTGTTAAAAGGGTTATTGTTACTCCCGATAAACACTTTCCATTGCATGATCAAAAAGCTATCAACTGTCTTAAAAAAACTATTGAAATAGTTAAGCCAGATGCTTATGTTGATTTAGGCGATGTGGGAGAATGGCATGCATTTAGTGCATGGAGATTTAAAAGAAAGAAAGCACCACCATTAGAGTATTTAATAAAAGATTTTGATAAGGATATAAAAGATGTTAATAAAGGAATGGATCAAATCGATGAGTCACTGGATAAAGTGGGTTGTAAGGAAAAGTATATTACTGAGGGTAATCATGACAATTGGCTTAATATGGCAGTTGAGAAATATCCCTATATTCCTAAGTATCGATTTGCTTCTGCTGTTAAGCTTTCTGACCGTGGGTATAAATATGTCCCGTTTGGAAAGCACCTTAAACTTGGAAAATTATACTTTTATCATGGCCATCAATATGGTGGTCAATACCATACTGCTAACCATATTAGGAAACTTGGTTGCAATATAATGTATGGGCATTGGCACGATTTACAGCAGATGTCAATGACTCACATGGATGGACCAAAAAGTGCATGGAGTATTGGATGTTTAAAAGATATGGGGCCAAAGTCTAATGAGTGGTTGGCTAATAGAAGAATTAATTGGGCTCATGCTTTTGCCATTGTTGATTTTTATAAGGGTGGTTTATTTACGGTTCATATCATCCAAATGATAAATGGAAAAACCTCTTTATGGGGAGAATTAATTGAGGGATAGATGTTTAAACAAATAGAAGAAAATGGTATTATTTATAATATAGAACTAGATAAAGATGGTTCTATTATAAGTGTAAGACAAGTAGATAAAACTATGGCTAATGCATATGAAAATGAAACTGGTAAAGATATGGTGCTAGATGTTTTAAACGAATCTTTAAAAGATAACATATTTGATTAGGAGAGTTATGGCTAGAAAATATTATGAAAGAGATGCAGATGGCAATATAGTAATGAAGGTTGGTAAAAACAAACCAAAGTTTAATATACCTAGACCATTAAAAAGAATAGGTAAAATATTAATGGGTGAGTTTAGAGATAGTGCTGTAGACCCTGAACCAGAACCAACTCCTGAACCACAGGCAACTCGTAAAGGACCTGCAACTGTAGCTGATCCTGCAAGTGTAATGCCTTTAAATTATAAGCCTATGGAAATACCAGTTGGAATAGATGATCCTAACTATTTGAGTTACTACACTGGATTTAAAGAACCATTTGCATTAGAACCAGATTCTAAAGTTGAACCTAATGTTAGTGTTGAGCCTAGTGCGAGTATTGAGCCTAGTGTTAGCGTAGAGCCTGATGTTAGCGTAGAACCTAATGTTATTTCAGAGCCTGACGTAAGCACAAAACCTAAAGTTAGTGTTGATGCTGTTGATGATGTTAAGCCTAAAGTTAGTGTTGATGATAGCTTAAATAAAATGTTACCTAATAGTCAAAAAGTTCCAAAAGGTACAACTACTATATTAAAAGGTCAAGAAAGATTTGATGCTTTACAAGATGCAGGGGCATTTGTTGATATTATAAATTGGGCTAAAAATAGCGGAAATACAAACGTTGCTTTATTAAAACATGGTGGATTAAACTGGGTTAATAATTTAAATCCAAATGATTTATCTAAACAAGATTATAAAAAATTATTTAGAGCTTTAAGTTATTCTGTAGATACAGCAACAATTGATAGAGAAGGTTATAATTTATATAAAAAAATAGAACCTATATTTAAAATTAAGAGATAATGAATGGATATATTAACAATACTAGAACAATTTGGAATACCCGTTGCAGTAGCAATGGCATTCGGATTTTTTATTTGGAAACAAAATCGATTCATACAACAAACTCTAATGACAGAGTTAGACCAAGACTTCAAGAGGTTGGAAGGTATTATTATTAAATTAATAGATCAACAGAAGTTGGTACAAATGGAACAAAAAAAATTAAATGGAATATTTAAAGCACAAGTAGAAATCATAGCAAGATTATCAGGTAATGGTTTAAAAGATAAGTTTTTAAGAATGATGGAAAGAGGTGGTATGAACGATGAATGAAACTAAAAAAGTAAAAATAGAAACTCCTATAGGATCTATAGAATCAGATAGTGGAAATCATTTTGTTGATATTGCTAGCGTTATGCTTATTATTATGTGCGTATTAATGTTTAAAAAGATTTATGGAATGAAGTTATGATGCTAACAAAAATGGTTATAAATACTGTTGCTAATAAGTTAGCAAAACATTTTAAGTTAGATAAGGTTATGGCTTATGTATTTGATGATAATGAATTAGATGTAAAAGCAAAAAAATTAGAATCAAGAATATTAGTTTTAGAAAGAATATCAAATGAATTAGATCTGCATTCTCGTATTGAGAAATTAGAATCTATGGCACATCCAAAGAAAGACTTTGTTGTGTGTAAACAATGTGAAAAACAAATAGAGGAGTTGTAATGGCTTACGGTAAAATGAATTATGGTAAAATGGGTATGAAAAAGATTAAGAAAAAACCTGTTGTTAAAAAAACTGTAAAAAAAAGGAGAAAAAAATAATGTCTGGATTTGGTAAAATAGTTGCTGGATATATATTCAATGACGAAATGAAGAAAAAAATGATTCAAAAAATGAATGACAATGTTGATATTCCAATTATTTCTGAAAAAACAGAAGAGAAAATTCTTACTGCTATTTGGGAATCTATGGAAGAAGTTGTCAAAATATTATGGTTGATAATCTAGGTAAGATTAGAGTTATAGGTCAACAAGTAACAGGTCACGAAGCAAATACTAGTACACCTGATGTAACGGTTGAAGCTGGATATGGATTATTTTATTTTAACCATGATAGAACTGGCGGTCATATAGATACTGATGATTTATCAGGAAATGCAACATCCGCACATGCTACTATCTTAACTGATACAAATGCTTCTTGGGTTACTAATGCTTTAGTTGGTGCTACTATTACAAATGTAACAGATGGAAGTAGTGGAACAATAACAGCTAATACAACAAATACTATTACTACATCATTATCTGGAGGTGACGACAATAGTTTTGATGATGGTTCAGGTGGTGATGCATATACTATTACTAATTTTCCTACTACAGGTGCAAGATATATTGCATTAGGTCAGTCAAGTAGTGCTGCACAAGTATTTATATATTCTAAACAAACAAATGGTTCAGGATGGGGATCAACAGCTGTTTTAGATTTAGGCAGTACAGCAGGCATGAAGCCTGTTTATTACTTTGTAGATGGTGCTTTAAGAGTTTATGATGCATCTTATAATAATGATAGTAAATGGTTTGGTTATGTTAAAACATCTGTTAAATCTTTGACAGCAGAAAATGGTGTTACAGAACAAGATGAAAGTATTATGAATGTAGATACATGGGTTTATGCTAGTACAGATTTAG